AAGAGCGGTGGGGCGATACCGTCAAGCTCACAGGCGACCAGAACGCCAAGACCAAGTTCGAAACCACAGCCACGGGCTTCAGGCAGGCCATAGCCGCGGGTTCCATCACTGGTGCTCGTGGTGACCGCGTGATCATCGATGACCCTCACAGCGTCGAGAGCGCGGCGTCCGAGGCCATGCGGCAGACCACGGTTGACTGGTTCGAGCGTGCGGTGCCAACCCGTTTGAACAACCCCGACCGCTCTGCCATTGTCCTGATCATGCAGAGGCTCCACGAAGAGGATCTCAGCGGCGTGGCTCTGACCAAACAACCTGGGCTCTGGGATCACATCATGATACCGATGGAGTACTCGCCCGATCGAGCCGCTCCGACCATGCTTGGCTTTGTGGATCCACGATCAGAGCTCGGCGAGCTATACTTCCCCGATCGGTTCCCAAAGCACGTCGTGGAGCGCGACAAGAAGATCATGGGATCCTACGCCGTCTCAGGCCAGTTCCAACAGACCCCGACCGATGATAGCTCCGGCATCATCAAGCAGTCGATGTGGCAGTTGTGGGAGAACAAGGATCAGTTTCCCGCGTTCGACTTCATCGTGGCCGCGGTCGATACCGCGTTCACCGAGAAGACCGAAAACGACTATACGGCCATGTCCGTATGGGGCGTCTTCTCCGAGGATCCGGTGGCCGAGGCGTCCAAGCGGGGCACAAGCTATCAGGTCGAGCGGACCTACAAACAGCCCCACCCGAAGCTCATGCTGATCTACGCATGGCAAGAACGGTTGCAGTTGGCCTCGGTGGTCGAGAAGGTTGCCGCCACATGCACCAAGTTCAAGACCGACAAGGTGCTGATCGAGAACAAGGCCGCGGGGATTCCAGTTGCGCAAGAACTGCGGCGGCTCTACGCGGGGAAGGACTTCGGCGTTCAGCTTGACGACCCAGGCTCCACCGACAAGATCGCTCGGCTCTATTCGGTGCAACATCTGTTTGAGGACAAGTTGGTCTACGCGCCTGATAAGGCATGGGCTGACGAGGTCATCCAACAGTGCGCTCGCTTCCCGAAAGCCAAGCATGACGATCTCGTTGACACGGTGTCTATGGCTATGAGATATTTACGCCGCTCGGGCTTGATCCAACGCGCCGAGGAAGTGCAAGAAAACTACAACCAAGAGCGCACCCACCACGGTGCATCACCACCTCCGCTTTACTCGGTCTAAGGATCTGAACCATGTCGCTTGTCCCCAACATCCGCCAACCCGCCCCGATCGATGATCGAGATCCGATCGAAGATGGTGTGATCATCGAGATGGCGGACGAGGGTGGTGATCAGCACGAGTTCGATGACAAGGGCAACCTGTTGACGATCGAGCACGATGACGGCTCCATTACCCTGAAGCTCGACGGTGGTCCGCTTGAGAAGGCGGGGGCCGAGGGCACCAATGGGTGGTTCGACAATCTGGTGGACGAGATCCCCGCGATGGAACTGTCCCGCATCTCTGAAGACCTCATGCGCGGCATCAGCGATGACCTCGAATCCCGCAAGGAGTGGATCGAGGACCGTGCGCAAGGCATCAAGCTCCTCGGGCTCCGAATCGAGTTGCCTGGCATCTCGGGTGCGGCAGACGGTGCTCCGGTCGAGGGCATGAGCAAGGTGCGGCATCCCCTATTGCTCGAGGCGGTGCTCCGGTTCCAAGCCAATGCACGCTCCGAGTTGTTGCCTACCGACGGGCCCGTCAAGGTGCGGGAGGACAACAACAATGCCACCCTTGATAGTGATACGCTCGCCAACGACCTCGAGAAAGATCTCAATCACTACCTTACCTCCACAGCCAGAGAGTACTATCCTGACACCGACCGCATGCTCCTCATGTTGGGCTTTGGCGGTACGGCGTTCAAGAAAGTCTACTTCTGTCCACTCAGGGGCCGTCCTGTCTCCGAATCAGTTGACGCCGACGACCTGATCGTCAACAACGCGGCCACCGATCTGAGCAACGCCAAGCGCGTTACGCATCGCATAATGATGCGGCCATCGGTGGTGAAGCGCATGCAGATCATTGGTGCGTACAAGGACATTGATCTCTCCACCCCTAAGCAAGTTGATCTTGATGCGACACAGCGCGAGAAGAAGGCGCAACAGGGCATTAGCTCGGGGCAGTCAAACCCTGACGATCGGGATCGCGAGATCTACGAGTGCTATTGCGAGTTGGATGTTAACGGCTTTGAGCACAAGCTCAAGGGCACAGAGACTGGCCTCGAGATCCCGTATCGGGTGACGATCGATGCGTCGTCGCACGAAATCCTTTCAATCGTGCGCAACTATGACGAGGACACCGAGGAACTTCCCGAAGCTAGGCAGAACTTTGTGAAGTACACCTTTGTGCCTGGCATGGGGTTCTATGACATCGGCTTGCTTCACATCTTGGGCAACACGACCAACGCCATCACTGCCGCGCAAAGAGAGCTGTTGGACGCGGGTATGTATGCCAACTTCCCAGGCTTCCTGTATGCCGACACTGGCGCAAGGCAGAACACGAACATTTTCCGCGTCCCGCCAGGCGGTGGGGCTCTGGTCAAGACGGGCGGCATGCCAATCAATCAGGCCGTGATGCCGTTGCCTTACAAAGAACCTTCTCAGACATTGATGGCCCTTATTGAGAACATGGCTCAAACAGGCATGCGCATTGGTGGCACAGCCGAAGCCGCCGTGGGTGAAGGTAGAGCGGACGCTCCCGTAGGCACGACAATCGCATTGATCGATCAGGCCACCAAAGTGCTAAACGCGGTGCACAAGCGGATGCACGCCTCTCAGGCCGAAGAGTTCGCGCTCCTTGTGCAGTGCTTTAAGGAAAACCCTGAGAGCTTCTGGCAAAAGAATCGCAAGCCAGCTCGTGCATGGGATCAAGAAACATTTCTACGTGGTGTGAACCAAGTTGATCTTGTTCCACAGGCTGACCCTAACACCGCGAGCCAGACGCAACGGCTCATGAAGATCATGGCGTTGAAGCAGATTCAGGCATCAAACCCGACGCTGTACGATCCGATTGCGATCGATACCGCGGCGTTGAAGGCGGTTGGTTGGAGCAATCCTGAGCAGTTCATGATCCCGCCAGAGGCGCAAGGCTCTCCTCCTCCTGAAATGCAGAAGGAAATGGCCGAGATGCAGATCAAGAAGCAAGACGCCGACACGAAGCAAGGCGAGGCTCAGGCTCGCATCGCGTTGGATCAGGGGCGGCTTCAGATTGACATGGCCAAGGCACAGCAAGAGGGGCTTGCGGGTGGTGAACAGCAAGGGCCGACTGAAAAGGACGCCGCAGATCTCCAGATCAAGAAGCAGATAGCCGACGCCAAGGTGATGGACACCAAGCTAAAAGCGGCTTCGCTTCAGGCCAATATGCAGAAGGATGAGCGCGACAGTGCCGTCGAAGAGCAAGAGATGCTTGCCAAAGAGCGGATCCAGATGATTGATCTGGCGCAGAACCTCGCGGTTCATCCTGAGAGCGAGGACGAAGTTGTCCGGCTTCTCGGCAGTGTGATTCCGGCCATTACAGGAAAGCAACCGCAATGAATGATGCCATCCGCCTTGCCAAGAGTATTAAGCCCGTTGCTCGAGTAAGGCTGTCGGAAGGTGGCGTTCCCGACATTAAAAACCCGATGTCGGTGTTTCCTAAGCCGCAACGCATGTTCCCCGAGGGTGAGCGTCCGGCGGGTGGGCAGTATCTATCAATGCCCGACAAGCAAGACATGACTGGCCACAAATCCGCGGCGGCTTCAATTGGCATTGGCAGTGGCGGGAAACCTTATTTCACAGCTTCAAAGGATGCAGTGGATGAGACGGGCACGTCCGGCAAGGGCAACGCGGTTGCCAAGACCAACCTGTTTAAGCAAAAGGCGGGATGGCGGTGGCAAGACGCCCCTGAAGGCCACGAGGACACCAACACAATCGTCTCTGTAGAGCACCGTGGCAAGCATTACTACGCATTGAACGCTCATTTCCCTAAGGGCGTTGATCTTGCGCGATATGAAAACTCGCCTTCCGAGCCAAGGCTCCGCCCGACAACTCGAGGCAATATTGACCTCGGGCCACAAGCCGGATCCATTTTGGTGCGAGGGAAAGAGCACCCCGTCTATCATCACGTCATTGTCAAGGCGGACGGCGGCGGAGTGTTGGGGTTAGCTAAGTCAATTAAGCCTGTCAGTGGGTACGCAAAGGGTGGCCGCAAAAAAATCGTGCCGCTCAATTGGGATAATATCCCAGACATCAATCCTCAAGACTTGGTTGGAAAAAAAGTATTCCCAATTTTTGCTGATTTAACAAAAGCGGGTGACCCGTACACTGGTATTGATAGTTCTAAATTGAAAAAACCAGAAGGTATGTTTGGTGGGCCAGGCTATCCGTTGTTGCC